TCATCAGGCATTTGCCCAGGGACGGGCGGTTGGCCGCCCACCTTTCCCAATCGTGCGCCGTAATCCCAATAACCGCGTTGGTCGCTTTCGGCGAGCGCTTGATCGGCATATCGATCAGGCATGACCCAACCCAGATCGTCTATGATCGTCAAATGCCGTTGATCCTCGATTGGCTGGTCACACCAGTGGCCAACCCAATACTCCCCGTCTTGCCGCCAGAGGGTATTGGTCATTATTTTGGCCCCGCTTGGCAGTCCCATTTCTGGCGCTGCCTGGTCGAGGGCGGGCATTTCGGCGGGGTGGGCCCAGAGATCGCCGTTTGGGCCGTTATGAGCGACACCAATCCGTCCGTGATCATCTTGGACAATATATTGCCTAATTACTGCGGAGAGGTCAGGCCAGCGGTATTCGGGCAAATCATTGGGGTTTATCATTGTGTGCTCCTCATTTTTTGATTTTTTTTGCTAGTGAGCTGTGCAGTCACCGTAGCAGTAAGTGTGGCACTTGGGGCAGAGCCCGTTGTATGCTTTTGTCTCGACGGCAGCAGTGTTGCCATTGCTTTCGTCCGCGACTTTGATAACTGGATATTTTCCGGACATCATTGCCTCAACCTGCTTGATATCCACAATCCATGCCTTATTTTCGGCGTTCCACTTTCCGTTCAGGTATTCCCGGATGTAGCCTTTGATTGGGTAGGTGTCGCCGGTCATCATGTTGCCGTTTAGTTCTACGTTCTTGCCCTTGACTGTGAGTTTCATCTCGCGCTCCTTTGTTGTTATCTTGTATATATAATACCGTATGCGGCACTAATTGTCAAGTGGTTTGGCGATTTTCCAAAAACTCTAATCTAATGTTCTATTTGTTCTAGTTAGCTTGAAGGGGGAGAAATATCAACTAATCAGGTTTTCTGCCTGCGGTTGAGCAGGCGTCGAGAATCGGGATCGATATAACGCCAGGCGCGAGCTGCGCCGCACAGGCTGCAGTAGATGATTGCATCGCCGGTAATCTCGCTGGCTAAAAGGGGATCTGACTCCGCGCCGGGAAACACAGCATCTCGGTATACCCGCAGCGTACTGCGGGAGTTGTTTTTTTCAACCATGCCGAGGATGTGACCGTTCGGGCAGAACCAGTAAACGGGAATCATGCGATTTTGGGTTTGCGCCTGTATGGAGAACAGATAAAACATTTGCTCCGGCGGGGATGGTTGGAAACGAACCACTGACCACAGGCGCAGCGTGACGCGCCGATGACCTGAGAGCCATCCGGCACCTCGCCATCTGCGACCGTGATAACCGTCGACAGCTGCGGCAACCCGAGCTGGCCCCTGACGCGCCTGCCGGGGTTGTATCCATGCGCGATCAAGCGCGCCATTGCGGCGGTTATGCCGTAAACCTTGCCCACCTTGCGCCAGCTGGAGAGCCTGCAATAATCGATTTTCAAGTTCCGGCACAATGTATCAAGCGTGAGTGTTTCGTCCATTTTTGGGGGTGTAAATTTTATTTACGGGGCAGTGTGGTTTCGGTTCAGGACAGCTGCCCGAGGTTAATAATGGGTATATCCCTGGGCAGCTCGTTGAGGCCTGCGAATGTGGCGGCTACCCGGCGGCCGTCGAGGATGCGCCCGCGCCAGAATTTGATTTCGATCTCGTCGGTCCATAGCGGGGCAATCATGATACGGTCAATGTAATCCAGGGGTGTGAACAGTTTGAGCAAACTGGTATGTTGCTGCATTGCTTCGACGGAGGGGTAAAGAGTGGTCATGCGAACACCTATGGTTTCTTGTTACATAAACTGCAGCCCTTATGGCTGCTGGTGCCGCGATAATGGCGGATAAAATCATCCCAGGCAGCACTAGCCTGGGGGTGATTCATGCTGAATTCGAGCGCCAGGGATTCGTATTTTTGCCAGAGTTCTAACCCCTGGGGACAGAGCCTGAGAGCGTGTTTTTTAGTCGGAGCAGTCATGCAACCTCCCTTCTCCTCGTCAATACCTTTTATCGGGTTCGACCCAGTCAATGCCGCAGACACGGAAAACATCTGCCTCCTCGGGAGTATCCAATGCGGTATCCCCCCTCCAGATACGCCCACCTTTAATGCGTAGATCGGACGGCAGCAATCCACCCAACCTGCGCGGCGTGACCAGGCGGTGGCTGAAATCGGCGCTGCCGGTGAGGATAGTGTAGATGACACCCCAGCACTCTGGCGTGGTGAGAAATAAATCAAATGCAATCTTGCCGCCCGGCAGCCTGGCCTGCTTGTAATGCGCGCCGTTTTTAATCAACTTAAAACCATCATCCCTCAATGCAGCCTCGATGCGGGCGGCGCCGTATATCTCAACCCCAAACAAATCGCACAGTGGGGCTGGTATAAGTACAATCTCGATATCATTGACAAGAGGTTTTTTGCGCCGCAGGCTGCCGGCTATTTCGACTCGCAGACAGTGAGGTGAGAGCAGGTCGATCATGCGGCTGGCCAGTGTCATGGCGAAAGCGTAGGATGTTTTAGCGCCGGTGCTCATTTATAGCCTCCAGAGCTCTTCTACGAGCCCAATCCGCGTTTCGCGATACTCCTGACTTTTCTGCGATCTCGGTAAGCGCAGCTTCTAGTTCGCAGGCGTAATCATAGAGTGGTGCAAATCGTATGATGGTTGACCAATGCGGCCCAGATGTTATATGCCTGCCGCGATGTCGGTTTGCGAATTGCGCGCAATCATCCAAAATTTTGCTCATTATTACCTCCTGCTGTTGGCTGCCAGGCGTCCACCAAATCGCTATCCGATATGCTGCCGGCGTTGGCGATGGCGGCGTAAATCAGGATCAGCACAAAAACGGCGGCGCCGCCGACAACAAAACCTATCGCGATCCAGATGAGGGGGTGCAGGGTCATACCACCTCCGGCATACGAGACAGCGTGCTTCGATCCGAGCGGACGATAGCTGTATGGCCGTACTGATCACGGAAGACCAGGCCTGGCGGGAAATTGCAGTTTTGCAATCCCAGGCGCACATCGAGAATGCGGAGCTGCTTACCGATCCAGTCGTAATACTCATTGCGATCGATATCTGGCTGAGTAATGTAACCAATGATATTGACGAGTTCCAAATCGTTCATGCCTGATTATCTCCCACGAGATTCCACTGGCCGCCAGTTACATAAATCCCGCGCGTCCCATCTCGCCGGATCTTCCCCTGGTCAACCAGGTCGTCCAGGATGTAATCCACCATCGACAACGATGAGATCCCAAATTGCTGCCCAATTTCCCGCATCGATGGCGAGTTGCCGTCGTGGGCTATTTTGTAGGCGACGATGAATTCAAAAACCGCCCGGCGGTTATGCCTGATCGCCATAACATCTCCTCCTATATATCCGGGTTCGCGGTAGGCGGCAGCAACGGAGTTGGCGTCACATATGGCTGCGGGGTAATCGGCGCCGGGTAACCCCATCCCGGCGGCGGGTATCCTTCGCTCGGGTCTGGCGGCGGATAGGCTGTCTCGAACGGCAGCGGCGGCTTGCCCATCCTTGTAAACCCTCCATACGGCAGCGTCACATTGGATGTCTCCTGCACCGCCACTCCAATTGCAGTTGCCGCGCTGCTCAATAGCACAATTATTACAATCGCCTGCAAAAGTTTATTTTTCATCGCTCACCTCACTCAATAATGGTTGAATCACGCCTGCTGAAACGATTTGATCGTGCAGGATATCGCCTGTATCCTCCATCCCTGACCACTTATCTGGCCAGGTGTCTGCATCGATTAATTCATTGATCCTCGCGAGTTCCTCATCATCGATCAACGATATTTCAGGCCGCCCATCGATTTGGGCGATTCTGTTGATTTCCACCTGGAGCGCCAAAACCTGATCCAGTCCCCATCTGCGAGTTTCCATCGTCATAGGACCCAACCGATGTAAATTTGATACCAATTTCCCATTGGCGGTATATTCGGCTTCAGTTTTCCTCAGCCGTCGATACGGCAATTTAAGCTCCGCGTATAGCGGCTTGAGCCGTTTGAGCGGCGCCAAATATCTCCATTTAGGTAGCTGCAATATCCGATCGAGCGCAACATCTCTGCTGGCCAAGTTGCAGGCAGTGCATCCGGTCCGCGAATTGATTTCCTCAAGCTCAGTACCCAACCCGTAGATGCTGGCGATTTGCTCTGTGGGCAGTCCATGAGATGGGCCAAATCCCTGCAACAAATCCCATACATGACAGGTGCGCCAATGGACGATTGGCGCGAGAACATCCGCAACATTCGCCGGAGTAGTTTCCTGGTAATAACCCTGGCCACATTCAGCATCTTTACCGCAGGAGATTGCGATTCGTTGGTCGCGGGCCGCGCTCTCTCCGAGGCGCACGCCAATTAGAGATAAAAATTTTTCGCCTGTCGTAATCCTCAGCTGCCGCAATGCATTCATCATGGGCTTGATTTTTAAAGCGCCCGTACACCATCGGAAAACATTTGATGGAGGCGGCACTCCGCGCCCAAACATATATACAAAAAACCGTTTGTCGAGCTCTGGCCTGACAATGATGACGCGGTGACCGCGCCGTTCAACCTCTGCCAGGATTTGCAGTGCTGTATGGTGTAACGGCAACAACTCCAAACCAGTATCGGCGTACAGCACGGTCAGGCTCTCGGGCGTTGCGATCTGGCCGGATTCGATCAGATGCAGAACGATCGCTAGGGTGGCAGTCGAGTCCTTGCCACCGCTGAACGAGATAGACCAATGACGATATTTCTCGGCGTAGATTTGCATCGACATAAGAGTTAGATCGATTGCGTCTCGCAGAGTCATGCGGCTACTATCGAATAATGATGGTTGAGCTCTCACATCGCCTCCTTTCGCAGCCCATCAATAGCGCTCTGCGGGACCAGGTAACCCATGTCGCGCAAGTTTTCGAGTGCATCCGCGCAATCGCCTGGCTCCTGATAAATCAAACACCTACCATCAAATGGCAATCCAATCGCAACCTTTACCCCGTTCCGCTGCCACGCCGCGCAATCAATCAAGTAATCAAGTCGATCTTCGTAATCGGCAGACATGGGCATGGGTTGATTGTGGTTCACTTTCCGGTGTGTGGCTACGTTGATTTCATAACCGTGACACGACTCAAAAACATACACATCCGAAGTGCAGCTATCCCATCGCGCGTAACTCATGAAGCATTCGCCTTTTCAAGTAGTGATGCCAGCGGTATTCCACCCGTCTCTGGGACCATTTCATCATCCGGGCAATTTCCTTGAACATTTTCCCCTCAGCTCGTGCGCGGAGGATGAAATCATCCGCCCTGGGCGACCAGGCAACCAATTCTCGCCCCTTGCCCTTGCCAAAATAAAGCACCAATTTCTCGACTTCCGAGCGGCGCACAAACCAGTACGCCCAGCCCGGGTTGCGCACGCGATCGATACCAATCGCGCGCACGCCGGATATTTTGCCCAATTTGACCTGGCGCAGAATGTCTTTGTTGCTGACTCCATGATAGGCTGCCGCCTGGTTGGTGTTCCACCACTCATCTCCCCAGCGCGCCTGCGCCAGCTGCACCAGGCGCCGCAAATGGCCGACCCGAATCCGATCGGCCTTGAAATACACCCAGGACTCCGGTCGAATCAGCCAGCGTTTGAAAGTGTTGATTTTTACCCGCCGTTTTAGCGGGCCAAAATCATACGGAAACGCTTCCCCCTCCAGAATGCCCAGGTCGACCCAGGTGGGCGGTTTATGGCTGTCCACGCCCAGGATTTTGGCTATCTGGTTGCACGACAGGTAACCAGGTGCATGTCGTGGCGCCACGGCGTCCAGTTTCTTCCGCCGGATATGGACCCCGTAGCGAGATCTCCCCAACGCTTCTGCAATCTCGTTCAGGCTCATGGTCGCGCTGTTTTCGATCAAGAATCTGTCTTCCTCAGGCGTCCAGCGCACCCGCTTTTTTTCGTGTTTTATCGTCGGCCGGATCATCGCCGCGCCGTTTTTGGCCATCCAAACCGCCGGTCGACCCTCGGCAGAGGCTTCGACATCGCTGATGATCAGGTCCAGTAGCTGGTTTTTGTCAGCCATTGTTGGCCTTCCCGATCATAGTAATAATCAGCTGAGGCAGCGGGCAATCCTTGCAAACAGCCTCGCTGGCCATGTCATACCAGCTGCACTTTTTGCAGGTATTGCGCGCGGCTATTTCGAGCAGTATCCAGGGCGGCAGTTTTCCAACCTGGGCCAGCGCGTCCCAATGCGTTCGATCTACGGCCCCTGTTTTGCGCTCTGCCTGCCAGATGGCAGGGATGTCGCTTTTGGGCAATCTTTGCTCCGCCAGGTGCCGGTTTACCCGTTGGCAGGCCTCGATGATACCCTTCGCTGTCATCCGGCGCTCGGCCGCCCGCAGAGCCAGGTCAATTCGCAGCTGGCCGTCTTCAATGGACAGCAGCGCGACCGTGGTGCGCTCATCCTTCGGTATTCGGCCATTGATGATCTCCGCCTGGATCGGCTCATCGAGCATCAGCAGTTTTATACGGCTGGTCACCCTGGCCTGGCTGACGCCCATCATGCGCGAGATTTGCGCCATTGTCAGCCCGAGGTCGGCCATCATGCGCTGGTAAGCCAGTGCTTCCTCGATTGGATTCAAATCCGATCGCTGCAGATTGGCCACCATCGCCCGGACGAGCCGATCGCGGCTGCCTGTGCCGTTCAGCGGCGGCGTCACATGCGCCGGGATATTATCTAAACCAGCCAGCTTTGCCGCGCGCAGCCTGCGCTCGCCGTCATGCAAGATATACATACCGTTATCAGCCTGCTCGACCGTGATCGGTTGAATCACGCCATGCTCACGGATCGATTCTGCCAGGATTTCGAGCTCGATCTGGTCGAAACGCGTACGCGGCTGCTCCGGGTTGGGCAGGATTTTATTCAGCTTGATTTTCATTTTTCTTTATCCATTAGCTGTTCCTGAAGGCGGTCAATAGCATCTGCAAGCTTAAGAACCATTTCCGACAATTTTTTATCGCTCCAGGATACATCTGGCACGCCGGGGAAAATGTCAAATTCGGGGTTGTATCTGGTTTCTATCCGTGATACTTCTGCGCGGATGGCTGCGGTCAGGTCGGTAGTGTTCATAACTCTAAATCCTTATCATCGAACAGATCGGGCTCGGTGTATGGGGCCGGTGGGGATAGCACAGGTTTTTTGCCATTCCCGAAGGTATGCTGTTCCTGCTGGATTTGATGGGCAGGGGCAACGTCCAGAAAGGCGGGGAATTCTTTGACGGCCTGCAGATGAAAAACAACATGGTTCAAGCGCGAGCGCGACTTTTGAAAGGTGAATGTGCGGTAACTGGGTATGGCGTTTTCACCGGTGCGGGGGATGTGGGCGGTCATGAAGAGGGCTTTGTCGGTGTCGAAGGCAATATCGGCACCCTGGCTCATGTTTGAGAGGTCGGGGTATTGAGATTTGATACCCTCTTTGTTCATGGAGTGGATGATGACGGACGCCAGACCCAATTCGCGATTGATCTGCTTCAAGCGACCCGAGATATGGTTGAGGCGCTCGATTTCATCTCTGCCATAGCTATCGCGCAGGAATTTCATGTAATCGACCATGTACCAGACGATGCCATATTCGGCTTTCAACCTGGCCAGATCGGCGCGCAGGCTGGTGGTTGTCCAACTGCTGCCGAAGTCCAGGTAAACCTTCGTCATGGTTTTGTCGGCCAGTTTTTCGAATTCATGAGTATAGAGCGGCCATTCATCATCACCGAGTTGGCCAGTCTCGAAGCGGCTGTCGCTGATCCTTGTACGGCGGCTGAACTCACGATCCATGATCTGGTCTTCGTCGGTCTCCATCTCGTAGATTGCGCCCGGGAAGGTCCGACCCATCTGGAATCCAAGCTGGAGGATGAATTTCGTTTTGCCCAGGCCGGGCTTACCGAGCAGGAGCAACATTTCTGGTATGCGCAGCCCCCCGTCCAGGCAGCGGTCGAAATCGATGAACCCGGTGGGGATGCGTTGAACCTGGCGCTTACCGGAGGACAGCTCGGAGATGCGGTCATAATGCCGACTGGCGAATACCGATACGTGTTGGGCGCCGCCTTTCGGCTGCGTGCTGTTAGCCAGACTGGTTGCGGCGGTGCTGACGGTTTTGTCAACGTCCTGATCGAGGTCGTAGGCAGCTTTTGTCAGGTTGGCGGCAATCTCGAGGATACGGCGGCGCCTGGCACGGTCGCGAATGATATCGGCGTAGCTCTCGGCGTGCAGGCTGGTGGGTGTTCGGGCAATGAGATCAAGCAAGTAGGCTGGGCCTTTGATCTCGTTGAGCTTGCCGTTGCTTTCGAGGGCGGCGCATACGGTCATGTAATCGACCTGGGCGGTTTGGCGGATCTCCAACATAGCCTCAAAAATCCAGCGATTGCGGATGATGTAGAAATCCTCTGGTCTGATATCGATCGTTTTGAGCAGCTCCGGATTGATGAGCAAAGCGCCCAAAAGGGCTTCTTCCGCTTGCACAGAGGCGGGGGGGATGGTTGTCGGCTCAAATTCGGTTGGCGTCATAAGTTTGCACTCACTTTTTTGATATGCTCTTCAAGAGTCAGGGATTGTTCGCCCTGATCGTTTGGGCTGGCCCTGGCCCGCTGTTTTGCACGGTAAACATTTACGCCGTTGATGATCGACCACGGGCCGGCGATGGACAGTCCGCGGTCGAGCATATCTTGCACAGTAGCGGCGATCTCCTCGGGGGATGCGCGGGCTTTGACGAGCGTCATGAGCGCTTCGTGCCATTTTTTGGTTTGATGACCGCCGCCGGCAGGGGCGTATATACCGGTCGCTTTGGTAAAGGCCTCGATGAGCGGTTTTTGAGCGGGGCTGAAAAAGGCGGTGTCGGCGTCGTTTTCGCCGCCAGCCTTCCCTTCTATTCCATTCTCTTTAATTCCATTCCCTTCTTTTAATCCGTCTTCCGGGCGGAAATCTTCCGGATGATTGGCGGAAAATTGTCGGATTATTTCCGCGGGAGGTGCAGGTATCTCGCTGGCGGGTTCACGCTCTTTGCGCATGCCGGGCTGATGTTTCTCGAAATTCGGAAACCAGATCCACATGTCGCCTTCCGCCTCGTACCTGACGATCATTCCGTTATCATGCCAATTTTGCAGATACTGCTCGATTTGCTCAATTGCAATGTCGTCGCGCCGCGGAAAAATCATCGAGCGAACCATCTTTGGATCGCCGTATGTGCGGCCTTCTCGATCAGCAAACGAGACCAGGAGGAGGAATGCCAGCCGGCAGGTATCATCGGGGAGATCGTTGAATTTCCTGTCTCCAGCAGTGGACTTTGAAATCATTCGCCCTTTTGCCATTAGCGGGTCTCCACAATCCACTTGCAGCCTGACGGCCAGGCGATCAGCTCTGGCGTGACCAACACCAGTCCTTGCGCGGCATGGAAGTTTTTTTGATGGTTGGTAAGCAGCGTGGCCATTACCCTGGCTTTCTCTGGATTACCTTCCCTTACGGCGTTATTGACTTTGTTCTCTAGCGTTCGACAGGTATCACACATAGGCACCTCTATAAAAGGGATGGTTGTCCCGCGGCGGCTGCTTTCTCAGCCTGGTATTGGGCGTATTCGATGGGGAACATGCTGCGGACAGAGTCGTTCATAGCTTTTACTGTTTCCCGCATATCGGCGATTTTGCTGAGATACTCGCGGCCGGCAAATTCCTGATACTCAGCAAGATTGGCAGCCAGATAGTAGCCGCTTTCTCCGCTGGATGAGCAGATCGGTATGCCCCGTTTGCGCAGATCGACGATTGTCTTGCGCACCTGGCGCTCGGCTTTGAAGATGACGCCGGCGCGGGCGCACTCGGCAATCAGGTCGGCTTTTTGGATGGCGTTGGCCAGGCCGACGCGAAACGAGAGGACGCGCAGTACGATGCGCTCGGCGCCGAATGGCATTTCCGCGATCAGGCTTTCGTAGTAGGCGCGGGCGTTCATGTCACCAGGCTCCGAACAGGCGGCCGGCGAGGAGTAAGAGCAGAAGTGGAACAAGAAAGCTGCCCAGGGAGAATCTTTTGGCGAAGCGGCGCCAGCCGGTCATGGTATTTTCTCCGAGGAGTTTTCTTCTGGATGGCCCAGGCACAGTCCAACCTGTTGGGGCGTCTTCCCAACCGGAACAATGCCGCTGGTGGGCTTACCGCAGGTGGGACAGACGGTCTTTTGGCGCAGATCGGCGTCGAGCTTCCGAAGAGCATTGGCGATATTTTTCAAGGTGTTGACGCTCATTTTTGTACCTTCCTTCCCCTTGCCCGGACCGGGGTGGGCGGTCCGGGCTCATTAAGGAGGGGCCGGGTGCTCCAGGCCCGGCCGCGAGATGATCGAGGCTCGATCACCCGCCGGCCGGGCCTATGGCCGGCGCTAATGGTTGAAATAGACGCCGTTCATGCGCTCATGCAGCGCCATGACCAGCTTGACGTCTGAGATCTGGTAGCGGGCGATCTGGTCCGCATCCAGCGAGGCAACCATGCTGCCATCGATATCATCAGCCACGACAGGCAGACCGTAGAGTTTGGCGACCAGTTTGAGGGATTTGTAGCGGTCGCTGCCCCAGTTGTAGAGAATCATCATCAGGTCGGTGACCGGCTCGGTACGGAACCTGGCCAGGTTGGGGGGAAAATGGGGCCTGATCCCCAGGGCGAAGGAGCGGCGCAGGAGGTAGGGCAGATCGAAACCGAGGACGTTGTAGCCTACGCAGCAACCATGAGCTTCGAGCGCCAGCTCTTTCCAGAACACGCGCAGCATATCGGCTTCCGATACGGTGTTTACGGAGGCGAGCCCGTCTGGCGGCGGATAGTAAACCTCGCGGTTGAGCAGTACATGCACTTCGCCGCCATAACTAAAACCGATCGAGAGGATCTTGCCATAGTCCGGGTCGAGGGCGGCGCGCTCGATCTGTTCGAGGCGTTTGGCTTCAATTGCGGCGGCGATCTTTTCGGGATCCTTGAGGTTGGCCGGCGCTTCGGGTGAAGGCATGAATGCGAGTGCGTCCGCGTTGGCAGCGGTTTCGATATCGAAAAACAAGCGTTTTTGTTTTGACAGCATTTCCTTTTGTCCTTTTTGGCTATTTGAAGGTGGTTTTTGCCTCATAGATCAGGGCGCAGATCGCCAGGAAGGCGAATACGATAATGATTGGTTCGATCATCAGAACAGCTCCTTCTGCCCGGCGGTTTTGAGCGCATGCGCATGCGCGGCGGGTACTTCGTGCATGGCGGTCTGATTCTGAGGATAGAACGCGCCGCCGTTGGGATCGTAGGCTGGTTGCAGATAATCATGCAGCGCCTTGAGCAGGGCCGGATCCATCTCTTTGCTGGATTTGAGCGGTTTATCCGCCAACCAGGAGAGGAACTCCATGCGCGGGCCGCTGCCCCTCAGGATGTAATCCAAACAGGCGGCGGTTTTATTGATCTCCTGCGGAGCGAGCTGGCCGCCTTTGAGCGCGGCGGCGTGCAGGTCGGTTTTGAACTGCTGTGGGGCACGATCGCCGGAATGATTACCGTTCGAATTCAGCTGCTGCGTTTGTTCGGGCTCGGGCGCAGCCTGCTCTTGCGGAGAGTTATCGTCGATATCCCCTTCAAGGATCTCATCGTCAAATTCCTCGACTTCACCGGCGGGCGGAAAGGATTCGTCGTTGATCCAGGCTTCCGGTTCGTCGGGGATGCGGTCGTCGTCCTCGTCGTCTTCATCGTGGATGGATGCGCCGGCGGGCAGCGAGACCTGCAGGGGGTTGCCAGCGGCCAGCAGCATGGAGGCTTTGCGCATGGCCAGCAGCTTAGCTTCGGACCAGGCAGGCAGTGCCTGGATGCTCAGCAGCCACTTTTCGCGATAGGTTTTGTTGCCGTTCTCATCCGGGCAGAGAACCTGGGTGGGCTTGCGTTCGAGCACCAGGGGGACGCCAGCCCAGTTTCCGCGCGTGATCTCCCATAGGGCGGTGAGCTGCTCGCTCAAGTTCATGGCGTCGTAAATGCTTGAGGATTTGAGCAGCACATAGGCCAGTTCGCCTAGTTCCGGGATGACGATCTTGATGCGCGTGATGGGTTTGCAGTAAACGTCCAGCTTTTTCGTCTGGCCGTTCTTATCGCGGTAGCTCATGCTGTATTCGGGCTGGGTTTTGTCGTATATGGCCGGCTGGCCTTTTTTTTCGCCCGCCACCCAGTAACCGGCCTGGGCAAGGACTTCGCCGGTTTTGGAGTTGAGTTTGATCAGGTAATAATTTTGGTTAGGGTCAAGCCCCTGGACGATACCGGCGCGCGCGACCATGCGGCCCTTGTTGTAGGCTTCGTAGTAAACCTGTACCTGGCGGTCGAAATCGTTGAAGGGGAAGACGACATTCAGGCGGCGCGGCTCGGGATGAGGATAGGCGGCCTTGAATTTCTCCGCCAGGTCGGGGCGGGCGGCATCGAAATCGACTCGGAAATAGGTGAGGTCGCGCCCGGGGGCATTTTTTTGAGACTTCGGCGCGCCTTTGCGAATGACGCCGATTTGCGGGAAGCTGAGCCCGCGATCGGTGAGACCTGCGACAGGCATCATTCACCTCCTGTCAGGTCATTGATGACGTCTTCGGCGGAGCGCTTGCGGGCCAGTCCGAGGATATCAGCCAGATTCCAATAGGCCTCCGAGCGGTCGCAGGCAGATTGCGCGCGCTGACGCTCGACGAAGTCTTTGGTCACGAACCCGATGCCGGCGCAGCGTCCGAGCTCCTTGCGCGCGCAGATGACCTCAAAAAAGCCGTCGCGGCGGATGATATTGAGGTGGCCGTAGCATGTGGCGCAGCTGTAGCGCCGGGCGACGCGTTCAGCCGTGTTGTAAAGTTTGAATTTTTCACCCAAGATGTGGTTCACAAGCACCTCCTTTTGTGCTATACTGGAGGCAGGTTTGGCACCTGCCTGTAAAGGCATCGAAATCGTCCGTGGGTAGCGGGCGATTTTCATTCTTTTATCCAACCGGTGAGCAGCACGCCCAGGCGGTCGAGCTGCAGCAGGGCGGTTTTTTGTTGGAGAATCCAGGCGGATGCGGCATAGTAGAGCTGCCCGACCAGCCAGCTGCGCGGCTTGAACGTGCGCGGGTCGATGCAATCAGCGATGAGGGCGGCATAGATATCGTCGAGCAGTATCAGGTAGAGATTGCGCTGCTGCTCATCGATGGTCCTGCGGCGCGGGGAAAGCAGCCAGAGGATGACGACGACCCAGAGCGGCAGCCAGCGGAAGCGTAAGGTACTGTTCATTGCCTCACCTCGGGATTGATCTCGATTGGCTCAAAGGCGCCCAGGGGCAGCACCAGGAAGGTGCTAAAAGCCTTCGTGCCGTTGGCGAGGGCATAGGCGAACTGCGAGAGCAGGGCGGTAGCGGCCGGCAGGTTACGCGGATCGACGCGCTGGTAACCATTGCCTTCCAGCCAGCGGACGAAATCGCTGGCGGTAAAGGTATCCACGCGGGCGCCGTTGGCGAAGCTGGCCAGGTCGCGCAGAACGGCGCCGTTCTTGTTGATCACGGCGAAGCCGTAACCGCCGGACTGCGGCCACATGAGGACAGCCAGCTTATCGTTGGCATAGGCGAAGGTGCCAGGGGCTTCACGGGCGACGGCCTGCATGCCGCGCAGGGTGTCGTGGAAACCGACCGGACCGACGGCCGAGAACAGCAACAGGCCGAGCATGGCGATGAGGGTGAAAAGGGGGAAGATTTTTTTCATGCGGGCTCCTTTCTTTTTGTTTGGTTTGAACCAGGGGAAACGTGAGGAGTTGAACCTCAATCCGATTGAGGGGGGCAACCGGGCCCGCCAGGCGTTTCCGTGGAAACGATCAAGGGGTCATTGTTTACTCTTGCCATTGGGCTTTTCGCTGTCGTAGCGATCGGGGCTGGAGCGGATGGTTTTGAGGGTGGCGCTGACCTGGCGCATGCGGGCGCGGACATAATCAAGGGTGGCGTCGGCCTGCCAGACGGCGTCGTGGACGATGGCCATCGCGTCCTCCAGCCCGTCGTTGGTGCGGTAAGGATTGCGCGTCCTTTGGGCTTCTTCCAGGCGAGAGATGCGGCGTTCGATATCCTGAAAACGCCCGGCCAGAGCGCGGATGAGATAGCCGCCGATGAAAGCAGCTGCAACCAGGATGAATACGATCAGCGGTTCCATGTGGTTATTGGCAATTGAGGATCAGCAGGATGATGCCGAGCACGGCAATAAACATGAACAGCCAGAAGAGGATGTCGAGCAGGGTTTTGGTGGATAGTTTTTTCATGGCAAGTTCTGACAGGTCAGGTATTTTCGGGTAAGCTGGAAGCATGGACAGCTTTTACGAGGATGGCGACCATATCGTTGTAGGATATGTCATCGGGCAGTGGGTCGATGATGGCGGCATGGGCCGCCGGGCCGACCAGGTCATAAAGCTGGGTGGAAAGCTGGCGGATGTGCTCGAGCTGCCGTTCGCGCTCGGCGCGCTGCCATTCCCTGACCTGCAGGCTGTAATTCATGTTGCGGATCGAGAGGCCTGGCATGGGTCAATCCTCCTCCTGGGAGTAATATTCCAACTCCAGCTCGCGCCCGCAGGCCAGGCAGACGACATGCTCTTCGAGCGTGTCGATGATCTCGCCGGCGGAGAGGTAGAGCGAGCCGGTAGTATAGGACTGGGTGTAGGGATGGTCGCAGGGCGGGTAGATCGTGACAATGATTTTTTGGTCTGGCATGACTCGTCCCTATTTGCGGATGTTCTCGCCGGCTGCTTCGGCCTCGGCCAGGCCGACGGATGGATTGGGCTGGGAGAAGCGGCGGGCCCACTCCTGGAAAACCAACCACTGGAGTTCAGCTGCCATTGAGCGGAAATCATCGTTTGCAAGTTTTCGCAACATTTCTCGAGTTTCTGTATCGATTTGCACTGTAGTAAGTTCAGGCATTGATCCTCCGCGAAAAATAGTCGCCACAATTGTGGCTATTTCAAATTCAGATGAATACATTATATAGGATTTTTACAGAATGTCAATAGTTGAATTTGTTTTGACCACCAATGAATACCACATAAATGGCAAAATGAATTCATCTGTGAATACCGATGAATTTTCTAAATGGCTTCAAAATGAGATAGATAAGCGTGGCTGGTCTCAGGCAGACCTGGCGCGCGAAGCTGGATTGAGCCGGGGTGCGGTTGGAAATGTTTTACGTCAAGAGAGAGACCCTGGAAAAGAATTTTTGATTGGCATATCAAGGGCTCTACATATTCCACCGGAGGAAATTTTTAGAATAGCTGGGTTTTTGCCTGAGACGCGCGACGAAGATCCGCTGGCGAAGGAAGCGGCTTACCTGGTGGGGCTGCTGCCGGAGGAGCAGAAGCAGGTAGTGGTGGATTACATTCGCTTTTTACTGGAGATTGAAGAGAAGAAGAAGCGGGGGAGGTAGGGGATGCGGGGATTCATAAATTCTGGATAGAAACTTCCTTGATGGGTGTTGGCGAAAATAGGAGGAGTAGCCGCATGAAGAAAGCGATGTTGATATTTGTTATGCTGATGGGGATGGTCGTGTCCGGATGTGGGCCATCGGAGGAAGCAATTCAAACGGCGATTGCTCAAACAGTTGTAAAAGAGTTAGAAAGTGACGTGCCAGTAGAGACCCAACAACCGAAAATCACAAACACATCCTCCCCCACTAGAACAGCAACGCTCCAATTACCAACACGAACAAAAGAGCCCACCAAGACACCCACCAATACAAGTACAGTTACCCCTATTCCAGAGCCGGTAGTGTATTCTGGGTCTGGAAATAAGATTCTTGACATTGATGATTATTTGGTCGGCAAACCGAGGGTGGTGGATATCACCTATAGAGGCGGCGGCAATTTTGCTGTTATTGCTTACGATGCCGACAATAATTACCTGGATTTGTTGGTAAACACAATCGGGAACTACGAGGGGAGAATACCTGTCGATTGGGCAGATAATAAAACGGCCACAAGATTTGAAATAAAAGGCAGCGGGGATTGGGAACTTATCTTTTATCCTATATCTACACTTTACCAACACATTGCTGAAGCCCCAACGACTTATGAAGGGGCAGGCGATGACGTTGTTATTTTGTTGGGCGACCCAGATATTGGAAAAATCATATGTAATACACGAGGCCACCTTGCGATCTGGGCGATTACTATCAATGGGAAATCTTTGCTCGTGAATGAGGTCGCACCCTATGAAGGCGAATTCCTTTTCCCGTCAGGTTCGGCGGTGATTTTCGTTACTGCGCCTGGTGAATGGTCTCTAACAATGACAGAAAGAAAATGATTGGCGCAACGGACCTATTCTAAACAGAGAGTCTACTCAGACGCGAAACCACAGGATCTGAATTGTCCAGCCAAAAACATCCAGCGAAATGGCGCATAAACGTCCCGAATGGTGAACAGATAAACGGGGCAAAAAAAAGCGGTGTGTTTTTGTCATTGCTGCCTCTAATGAATATTTTAGAATGTATTTTCTATATATCAAGTATTAATCCAACGGTTAAACCTGAGTCATGGTTGAGTTTGGTAAAACACGTAAACGCGTCGCGTGCTCATTACATAAGCACGCGATTTGAAGAAAAACGGTTTTGACCGAACCTTGACAATTGCACCATATATAGGGATAAGAGAGGCTAATCACCCCTACAGGTAGCGTTATCTTGCCGAGATAGCTCAGTTGGTAGAGCACGCGACTGAAAATTGCGGTGTCGCCAGTTCGATTCTGGCTCTCGGCACTGGCGGGGAAAAATGCCGAAATCAGCCTCTCGCACCCTATATATAGGGGTCAGGAGGCTGAGCATTATGAACGATAATCACGCGATATTTGTAGTTCCGGAGACGCTCGACAAAGCGCTGAAAAGTTACATTTTAGCCGTGCGGGCGGGGGGAAGCAAATCGTACACGGTTACAGTTTACGAGCGCAGCATCCGCAAACTGATCCATTACCTCGCGTCCCAGGGAGCGCGCAAAATGGAGGATGTGACAGCTGAGCAGCTGCGCGAATTTTTCGTTGGACTTCAGGAGAATCATAACGCCGGCGGCGTGCAGGTTTACTACCGCCCCATCAAGGCCTTTTTTCGCTGGTACTGGGATGAATTTGAGCTCGAGCAGCGCAACCCAATCGACAAAGTCAAGATCGACCCGGCCAGAGTGAATCCGAAAGCCGGAATCCCCATCGAACATATTGAGCGGATGATCGAGGCCTGCAAATCGAGCAACAGACTGCGCGACAAAGCGATACTGCTTTGCCTGCTGGATAGCGGCGCTCGGGCAACCGAATTGTGCAGGTTGAATGTGGGCGATGTGGATCTGATTACCGGCGAAGTGCAGATCATCAACGCGAAGGGCAGCAAGGATCGCTCGGTGCGATTTGGAGATAAAGCCCTGAGAGCCTTGCGGCGGTATTTACGTACCCGCCCAAATCTGCGCGCAACGTCCCCACTATTCGCCACCCGCAGTGGTGAGCAGTTTACACGCTTTTCGCTGCGCTTGCTTGTGGACCGGCGCGCAGAGGATGCCGGCCTGCCACATCCTGGGTTGCACGATTTCCGCCGGCGCTGCGCGTATGAGATGCTCAGGCGCGGCGTCCCAACAAAGGTCATCTCGCATTATCTAGGGCATTCATCGGTGGCTGTAACAGAACGCTACCTGGCGATGGATGACGAAGATGTGCTTGAAGCGCACAGGCGATCATCCCCGGCGGATCATATGAGGTTGTGAAATTGCGCGTTTTTGCTATAATGTAAAAAATTGATGCTGCAACGGTGAACGTGAGCCGTTGGCGTCGGGAGATGAGCGCCCGGCATTCCGTGTATTCGGAGTGTCGGGCGCTTTACTTTGTTATGGAGGTAACCATGCAAGGATTAATTACATCAAGAAAATTTTGGGCCACAACCCTGACGCTGGTCGTAGTGGTTGTGGCGGCCGCCGTGCCAGGTTTTGAGCTGGACAGCGAGGCTGGCGCCGGGCTGGCCGTGATCGCGGTCAGCTATATCATCGGCGTGGCGGTTGATCCAGGCCCAGGCGGCTGGCGCGGGGTGATCCAGAGCCGCAAATTTTACGCGGCCGTGATCGGCCTGGCAGTGATGTTTTTACAGGGTTTCGGCATTGGGCTGCCGTTTGGACTGAGCGAAGCGCAGCTGGTCGAAATCGCGGTGGTCATCGGCGCATACATCGGCGGCGTAGCGCTGGAGGGCAAGCTGCCATCACCACACCCGGCCGGGTAACGAGATGGACATTGCCATGCCTGGCCCGAACATCTGGGACAACTATGCCGTTGCCGGGATATTGCTGATCGTCATCGTCGTGATCGGATCCGCCGTCCGAAAAATTTTTTCGGAGTACCGCGACTGGCAGAGCGAGGAGGCGGAGAAACAGCGCAACTGGCAGGAGACGCAGTTCGCCAAGCGCGAGAACGAAAACGAAAAACAGCGCGCCTGGTACTCGGAAATGGAGAAGAAACGCGAGATCGCGCTGGCCGAGCGGGATAAACAGTGGACCGCGATGGTGCGCGAAATCCAGGCGCTGGTGGATCGGCGCGACCGCGAGAGCCACCAGGCATTGATGGAGCTGACCGGGCAGATTCGCATGCTGACGGAGGGGTTGGCGGCGCACGATGCGCGGGTGGAGGACCGTATGAAACAGTTCGAGCAGTATGTCAACAACCGCTCGCGGAGCGCGGCGACTCAGAAACGGAGGAGCGCATGACTACACCTGGCACGTATCGACCGTCTCTGACCGACGGCCGTAAATTTGGAATCGATATCAGCCGCAACCAGGGCAGGATCAATTTTGATAAGCTTGTCTCTGCGCTGCCGCGGGTCGAGTTTGTCGCCTGCCGCACAGGCATCAGCTGGGGATATAAAGATTCGATGTTCGCGATTTACTGGGACGAGCTGGCCAGGCGTAAGATCCCGCGCATGGCATACCATGTGCTCTACCCGGCCGAGAGCGCCGCGGCCCAGGCAGAAAATTTTTTGAGCATGTTCCCGGGGCGCAAATACGACGGGGAGGGTCCGATCGTCAACGATGTCGAGCTGGTGCATGGGGTATCAAAAACGGCGCTATCCAACGCCGCGGAGAGTTTCAGCAAGGCGTTAGAAGATCGAACCGGGCGTGAGGTGGTCGTATATTCGCGCTTCTCGTTTTTGCGCGATTACATGGCAAAACAGGCCTGGATGACGCAGCGAAAATGGTGGATGGCGCAGTACACGGCGACGAATCCGCCGAGCGAGTTTTTGGGCAAACTGTGGGTTCCGACCAATTTCACCGATCTGGATGTGTGGATCGTGCAGACCGGCGAGCGCGGCGATGGACCATTTTACGGCACGCAGAGCGCTCAGCTCGACACCAACCGCTGGCTGAAAACTGAGGCGGAGTTCCGGGCCATGTTTGGCACGGTTCAACCCGCGCCGGAGCCTGTCCCAGTCCCGGTCCCACCGCCTACACCCAATCCCGCGCCAACTGGGTATCGTTATCGCGTGGTGAGCGACACGCTCAACGTGCGCAGCATGCCGACCATCAACGGTAACACCCCCATCCGCCAGCTGCGCAAGGGGGATATCGTCAACCTGGTTGAGGTGGCTGGCAGCGACGTGTGGATCGAGATCGCGCCGGGCGAATACTGCGCTGTGCAGATCGGCAGCACAAAATATCTGGAACGGGTGCGATGAAAAAACCGATCGACCGGCCAGACTGGGAACGGGTGTAGCTATGGCCGACGAGCCGAAGCCCTGGGAAATGCAGCCGTGGGATACCCCTCGCTCATTTCGGGCATTTCGGGAATTCTATCTTGCTCAGGATCCTCCGCGCAGCGTATCGGAGGCTTATAGACGGTCGCGGTTCAAGCGCGGCATTGTCGATCCGAAGAACAAGCCCGCATCCGGCCGCTGGCAATACTGGGCGCGGGGACAGGATAACAACGGCAAGCCTATACCAGGTGCTTTGAGCTGGGAGGAGCGCGCGGTTGCCTGGGACAAGCACCTGGCGGCGATCGCAAGCGCGCAGATCGAGGAACACTGGCGCAAGAAGGTCATGGGCGAGGCTGAGATCCTCGGGCGGCTTTCCGAGCATGGAAGAATCGACATTGGGATATTCATCCGTGAGCGGGAAATGCCGCTTCGTGATGGGGATGGCAACCCGATCAAAGATGCTGATGGGAATATCATGACTTACGCGACCTGGGACATCGATCTTGAGATGGTGAAGCGGTACGGCCACCTGATCAAATCGATCTCCAGCACGCGTTATGGTCCAAAGATCGAGATGCATGACGGGCAAACCGCGCTGGTGCACATGGGCCGGCATCGTAAACTTTTCACGGATAGCTTCGATCTGACCACTGGCGGAAAGCCGTTCCAGAATATGGAGCATTTGAGCGATGAGCAGTTACGCAATGCCATTCACCAGCTCTCAGAGATCGGCATGGCGCTCACAGGCGGAAATCCTCTACCAGAGACAGAGGGAGGCGCTGCGGGCGACGATCCAGCGGGGCAAAGCGATGAACCGGCTGACGCCTGAGGTGGTGGCAGCTTATGCCGCGCTGCATCTGTCCGATGACGCCGGCGGTCCGATCGCGCCGGCTGCTCATCATTGGCTGTGGCTGCGCTTATTATGTGATGAGCGCATCAAAAATTTACTGATTATCGCTCCGCCAGAAAGCGCGAAAACGACCTGGGCGATCTCGGCTTATCTCGGCTGCAGGATAGGTTTCTGGCCGGAGCAATCGATCATCATCGGCAGCGTATCAGGTCCGGTAGCCGAAAAGCGCGCGCTGGGTTTACGAGCCACAGTCGAAAGCGCGGAATGGCAGGCCACCTTCCCGGGCATATTGCCAATCAAAGCGGCCAGGGGGGCAAAATGGGAGACTAGCGAATGGAGCCTGGCGCCAGGCGGAAAACCTCGCCCTGGGCGCCTGCATCCCACTGTAGCTGCGTATGGCACGGGCGGCAGCGTGATCGGGGCGCGCGCCGATCTTGTGCTGGCAGACGATTTGCTGGATTTCGACAACAGCCGCACAGCTCACCAACGCGGGTTGGTCGAAACCTGGCTGCATACATCGCTGCTCTCGCGGCTTAAAAGCAAGACTGGGCGGGCAATTATGATTGGAACAGCCTGGCACACTGAAGACATCTACGCTAAGGCGCGGCGCGAGGGGAACTGGGTAGTCTGCCATATCCCATTGCTGAGTGATAGCAATGAGGTGTATGCCGATTTGACCTACCCTGATGGCTGGCCATACGAGATGTTGGGCGAACCGGCCAGCGAGGCGAGGTTGCGGTGATCAATACACGCGTTTTGCTGCATACTGATGGACCAGCACTCTGGCCAGCGCACAAATCGCTTGAGGAGGTATTGGCGCTGCGCGATGCCACGCCGGAAACAATTTGGCAGGCAACGTACCAGGGCAATCCAACGCCGCCAGCCGGCACGGTTTTTAAGCGAGAATGGTGGCGTGGTCAGACCAGATATGATGCCGCAGATAACGGCCTGGTCGCGTCCGTTATTGGCCGTTGGATATCCTGGGACACGGGGCTCAAAGACGAGTCGACCAATGCCTATACCGCTGCGGTTATAGGCGAATTGTGGCGGGATTATCGACTGGCTATTCGTACGGTCTGGCGCGACCGGCTGCAATTTCCGGATCTGCCACAGAAAATCGAGTCTCTGGCCAGACAGTACAACCGCGACGAAAAGTTGCGCGGGATCATCATCGAAGATAAAGCGAGCGGGACGAGCGCCTACCAGACTCTGATTGCAACGGCAGACACAGCTATCAAGAAGCTGTTAATTGCTTTTATGCCTCACGGAGACAAAGAGGTCCGGGCACAGCAGGCCGCGGTCCATTGCAAAAACGGGTCGGTGCTCCTGCCTCACCCGGGCGATGCTGTGCCCTGGTTGATCGATTTCGAGGACGAGCTTTTCGATTTTCCTGCAAGCGCATTCAAAGACCAGGTTGATGCGTTTTCGCAGCTTATTCTGTACACCGAAAATCTTTTAGCCGCCGGCTATGAAGCGAGGAAATCCCATGAACAATCTCATTAAGCGGACAGCGCCGCCCAAGTACTTGATCGATATGAGCATGTCGCTGGCGGATACGTACTCGGCCCTGGAATTTTATTACCACAACAACGGCCTATATGCGCTGATTCAGCAAGATCTGATGACGAACGGCCTATGGACGGAAGGCATGGTTGGTCTGCGCAACCCAGCCCATCGGGTGGTGGAATTCTATGTGGCAAAATTATGGCCAGGGAAATTATCGGTTGCGCTGCCGATTGTGACGACCAATGAACTCGTCATCGAGCCGATTCACAAAATCTGGGAGTGGTCCAACTGGGGAGCGGCCAAACAGGTTGCGGCGCGCTGGTTCGCCCTGTATGGGGATATGTTCATCAAGGTGGCCTCGAAAGCACGGGGACCAGGAGAGCCGGCATCGCAGGTGTTTTTCCAAAATATTAAACCCATGTTTGTCACCGACATTACCGCTGATGAGCGCGGTTATCTAACCCGTGCACGGATCGATATTCCACGTATTCGCAAGGGCGAGACGATCCAGGCATATTATTACACCGAAATTTGGGATAAATCCACGCAAACATACCGGCGCTGGGAAAATAAAAATGGGCCGGGGACATCTGAAGAGCGGCTTGGGCCGCCGATCGAGGAACGCCCGTTCTCTGATTTTGGTATCGATTTTGTGCCGATTGTGCACGCCAAGTTCCAGGATGTTGGCGAGCCGCGCGGAGCGGGTGCGTTCACCCATGCACTGGATAAGATCGACGAGGCCAACCGCATGGCAACCCGGCTGCACCAGCTGCTGTTCCGGTTCAACGATGTAACCTTCGCCGTTTCCGCCAACATGGTGGATGGTTCTGGTCGTCCGCTGCCAGCGCCATCGCTTGAACTGGGCGACGGTCAGGCGGGGGACGCGAAAACCATGACCGTTGGCACGGGGACGAAGGTGGCCAGACTGCCAGGCAACAGCAAGCTGGAGATGATGGTGCCGGATCTGAAATACGCAGATGCGCTGGAGATCCTGAACGCTCACATGCGCGAACTGGAGCGTGACCTGCCGGAGATGGCCTATTACCGCATGCGCGAACAGGGACGCGACCTCAGCGGCAGGGCGATCCGGCTGCTACTCTCTGACACGGTCGACAAGGTGTTGGAGGCGCGCGGCAATGCCGAGACAGCTCTGGCCAGGGCAAACGCAATGGCGCTGACGATCGGAATCAATCTGGAGCTGTTCAACAAGGGTATTGGGACGTACGAGAAAGGTGATTTTGAGCACAGTTTCAAGGAGCGCGAGGTCATCCCGCTGAGTGAGCTGGAGAAACGCGAAATCGCGCTGCTGGATAAGCAGCTTGGGGTCAGCGAGGGCACCTTGCTGACCCGGCTCGGTTACGATCCGAAGCATGAGCGGGAGATGCGCGAAAACGAAGCCGCTGAATTGGGTGAGAAACTGTTGACCGCATTCGACAAAGACGAATAGAGGTAATAGCATGGCGGATTACGGCCAGCTCTACCGAGAAGCGCAACGGTTCAGGCGAGCGCTTCTGCGGCGCGAACGCGAAGCTGCCAGCGAAATGGTGCGCTATTACGGCGAGATCTGGCGCGCGCTCAATCAGAAGATCCAGGCGCTGATAATGGCCTATTATAGCGATCCCAATCCGTCCCAAAACTGGCTGTTCCGCTATGACCGGCTGGCTGCGCTGCGCGCGCAAGTCGAGGAGCAGATTCGTGCCTTCAGCCGATACACGGAAGAGCGCATCAAAGCCGAGCAGCTCTACCTGATCGACCAGGCACAGCGCCATAGTGATCGATTGATCAGACTTGGGCTGAGCGGCGCTCCGGATGGATTTCGGGTCGATTTCAACCGGCTGGCTGTGGATGCAATCACGGACCTGGTCGGCATGCTGCAGAGCGGCAGCCCGCTGCGGGTCTTGCTGGACGAGCTGCCTGTATCGGCTGGCCAGGCAGTGGCGGACGGTCTGATTCGCGGTGTGGCGCTGGGGCTGAACCCGCGCGCGGTGGCACGTGAAATCCGCCAGGCACTGGGGGGCAACCTGGTGCGGGCGTTGCGCATCGCGCGGACGGAGCAGCTGCGGGCATATCGAGAGGCGACCCGACGGAGCTACCAGGCGAATGAGCGGGTGATCAAGGGCTGGATATGGGTATCGGCGCGGAATGAGCGCACCTGCGCCGCTTGCTGGGCCAAGCATGGATCAAAACACAGCCTGGATGAGGCGATGGATGAACATCCAAACGGGCGCTGCAGCCAGATACCCTGGCTGAAAACCTGGGAGGAGCTGGGGTTCTCCGGGATAGCCGAAGGCAGCGAACCGATTGAGAGCGGGGCAGCGTTATTTGCGCGCATGCCGGCGGAGAAGCAGATCAAGGTTTTGGGTCCGACAAAATGGGCAGCCTGGAAAGATGGTAGATTTGAATTCCACGATTTGATCGGCAGAAAATTCCATCCTGCGTGGGGATGGACGCATCACGAACGCAGCCTGAAAGAATTGCTTGGAGAATAGGGACGTTATTTGTTACCCAGTTGCAAAGAAAACAAAATATGCTAAAATAATTTAACCGCCCTATGGGGCGCAAATGCTGCAGCGGTGGATGTGAGCCGCTGATTTCGGAAGATGAGCTCTCCGGGAACTGTTTTGTTCCTGGAGAGCTGTCTTTTTATCAACTGGTGCACGCAAACTGAAAGGCGGAAAACTCAGGTAAGGAGCCAGAAATGTTGTTTCGTTCAGTTCGATTTTGCAAGCCGGACGATGGCAAAGGTGGAGATGGCGGCGGCACGGGGAACGACCCCGGGATCCAGGACCCGAAACTGGGCGAGGGATCAAACAACGGCAATCCGCCGGTGGATGGAAGCTCGAAAGGGGCGATCACTTTTGCATCGGATGCCGAGTTCCAGAAAAAAGTTGAGGAGATACTGAAAGATAGGCTGGAACGGGAGAAAAAAAAGGCTGAGGAGGCTGCCAAAAAAGCCGCAGATGAAGCGGTTGCGGAAGCCGCAAAGAAGAACGGTGAATGGGAAAAAGTTGCCCAGCAGCGAGAGAAAGAGGCCGCTGAAGCACTCAAAAAACTGCAGGAGCTCGAGCCAGTTCAAGAAAAGGCCGAACGCTACAGTCAGACACTGAGCAAACTACTGGAGACGCAGCGCGCAGGCTTACCGGAGGCGATCACAAAGCTGCTGGATAAGTTGGACCCCGTTGACCAATTGGAATGGCTGGCAGTCAACAAGGAGACCCTCAGCAAGACGAAACTGGACGGACCCCCGCCAACGCCGCCGCCAGATGGCGGCGCGAACAGCAAACAGCTTGAAGAAGCGAAAGAGGAATTCGCACGCAAAGTGCGCAACTGGTTCTAAGAGGAGAATCAATCTATGGCTAACTTAACTGTTACATCCGCTCACCTGGTCAAAGGAGATGATGAGCACCAGCTCACCTTGCCGGCCGGTGTGAATATCAATGCAGGTCAGGCAATCCGCCCGGATGCGTCGACCGGCAAGTGGGTATTGGCGCTGGCCACGACCGCTGCCAATGTCGGCGATACGCACATCGCGCTGGCGACGGTGAAAGCCGGCGAATCGTTGACCGGGGTGAAAGCGCCGTGCATCCTGGACCTGGGCGAAGCCCTGGCTGCGATGGATTTCGGCGCAGTTGTGTATCTCTCGGACACTGCCGGCACGCTGGCGGACACGGCCGGAACTGTATCAACCCAGGTAGGAAAAGTCGTGCCTGGATGGGCGAACACCTCGCCAGATAAACTGCTGCGCGTCAGCCTGATGTAGGAGGTGAGCGATGCCTAACGTGAATGCTTATGGTTTTATGTCGCTGGCTGATCAGTATTCTCAGCGCATCTCCAATATCAACGGTGGCGTTCAGCGGGTTTGGGATGCCATTCAGGCCTCGGTGGCAGAATACAACCGAGTTTCTGGGGCAACCCTTTCTGAATTTGCTGTACCCACCGAACTGGCATTGGAGCAGATCGAATTACCCGGCGACGGCACGCTGCAGCCGCTGGACGAACATGGCAACCCGCTGCCGGTCATCCCATCTGGAAGTTACCAGGTCGCGTACCCGATCCAGGGTGGCGGGACCGCTTGGGGTGATAACCGTGTCAGCCGCGAGCTGATGACGGTTGAAGAGGCTGACCGGTTCACCGCGGACAGCCTGAGGCGGGATGGCAACTGGCTGGTTCGGCATGCGCTGGCGGCGATCTTCACCAATACCGCCTGGACTTTCAATGACAAGAGCGGCGGCGCTTTTGGCGTGAAGGGCTTGGGCGATATCACCATCCAGCCGCTGGCCAACAACGACTCGGTGAAGTACGCCCGCAAAGGCATCTCCGCGCCGGCTGTGGACAACCACTACCTGGCCCAGGCAGATGCGATCGCCAATGCCACCAATCCATTCCCGGCCATCAAGGCAGAACTGCACGAGCATCCGTCCAATATGAACGCGCCGATCGTGGCTTACGTGGCATCCAACCTGGTCGCTTCGATCCAGGGGTTAACCGAATTCGTCGATAAGGACGATTCGGATATCCGCCCCGGGGCAAACTCCGACAGCCTGATCGGCATGATCAGCGCGGGGCCTGGTGATGAAGTCATTGGCAAGACCAAGAGCGGCGTGTGGATCGTGGAATGGGGCGCGCTGCCCAGTGATTACCTGATCGCCAAAGTTATGGGACGACCACCTCTTAAGATGCGCGAATATCCCGCGCCCAATCTGAAGGGGTTGTTCCCGGAACGGGCTGAGGTCGACGGAAATCATATCGTGCGGCGTTTCATTCGCTATGCCGGGTTCGGCTGCTTCGACCGCGTTTCAGCGCTGGTCATGCGGATCGGCAATGCATCATATGCGATCCCGACGGGCTTCAGCGCCCCGCTGGCAGCCTAAACCAGGCTGATCTCTAATTCATAAAAGGGCAGGCGCAGCGCTGTGCCTGCCCTTTTTGAGAAAGGAGCAGAATGAACATCGGAATTTTAGCCGCGCGGAAGGATAAAGCCCTGAGCAGGATCGCTGCGATTGCGCCGGAGATCGGCAAACAGTATGGTGCGCCGGAAGAAATGTTGGCGCGTTTGACGGCAGAAAGCAAGGACCGAGATGTCGAGGCGATGGAGCGGCTTGAGGCCACTGCTGAGCTGATGGAGTTCCTGGCGCAAAGAGCAGCGGAGGCAGAGAAAGCCATATCGAGCGTGGGACGCGATAAAACAGCCAAAGCGCAAACGGAGAAGAAATGAGTATACCGGCAGCGTACAGCGAGCTGACGCTGGCGCAGTATATGCATGCGGAACTCGGCCCGGTGGCGAAAGTCCTGGAATACCCGGAGCCAGCTGAGGACGCCGGCGTATATCGTGAAGCGATCATCGAGGTGGTGCTGGCGATTGGTGTGAGTGATATCAGTCAGACAGGTGATATCCGCAAGGTGCGCGCGCTGGCCAGGCGGGAAGTCTGGGCAATGGCGGTAAAAGCGCTGACAACCCTCTACAACTTCAGCGCCGATGGGGCGCGTCATGATCAGAGCCAGATTTTCGCGCAGGCCAAAGACGCGCTGGACCAGGCAATCAGCGATTGTTTGGTATTAGGCCTGGCGGGTTATAGCGTCAGAATTGATAACCTGGATTATCGCCACGATCCGTACAGCTTCCCTAAGGAGATCTGATGCGATTGAGCGAACAAGAACTGAAAACCATGCGCAATGCCCAGGATGAGTTGATGACCGAGACAGTTTTTATCCAGGCCGTTGTGACGGTGTCGGACGGCGCAGCCGGATCGAGCGAAAGCTTGCAAACCATCGCAACAACGAAAGGGCGAATCGGCTCATTGGGCCGCGATCCGCGTGAACGCGAGATTGCTGGCCGGATGGGCTCGGTGCATATCTATGTCATCAGCCTGCCGGCAGACACGGAGCTGAGCGAGAAAAACCAGCTGCAGATCAATGGACGCCAGTTCGTTATCGGCGGCATCATCCGGGCGAGCAATATGACCGCCCTACGGGTTGTGGCAGCCGAGGAGTTGTAATGGCTAAAGGCGGGCGGTTGGTGCTATCCGACAATATCATCCCACAGCTGCGCAAACGTCTGCCGGCTGCCGTTGATGCAGTAGTGCAAAAGACGGCAGCTGAGGTTGAGAAAAACGCCAAAGAAGCGATGGAAGGTCCGAAACACGGAAGGACATACCGGGTGAGCAAGACCGGCAAGCCGCACACCGCAAGCGCGCCAGGCGAAGCGCCCGCGATAGATACTGGATTGTTGCATTCCTCAATCGTGCATTATCGCGAAGGCGTAGGCAGGGCTTCGGTCGATGTCTACGCCGATTACGGGCGCGATCTGGAGTTTGGCACTCGCAAAATGGCCGCCAGGCCGTTTCTCCGGCCTGCAGTCGAGCTGGCCGCAAAGGCATTCTTCGAGGCGCTGAGAGAGCTGGAGAAACGATTGAGATGAGCCTGATGACGGCCGAAACCTGGCTGGCGCAAACGATCAAAGGCGATGCGGAATTGCAGGCTTTGATCGGTGAACGCGTGCACATCGATTACGTACCTAATGGCAGCGAGTATCCACTGGTGGTACTGTCGTTTATCAGCGCCCCGCCGGTTACTAATCTATCGGTCGATGTAGTCATGTTCGATGAGATCTGGTTGGTGAAAGTGTGGGTTGAGGGTAACAGCTATGTCCCTGCGGCCGCGATCCTGGAAAAAATTCAGGCCTTGCTGCACAAAGCAAGTGGGAGTGCTGCCAACGGAAGCGTCATCGGCTGCACGCAGGAGGAGCTCTTCCGCCTGGCAGAAAACGAAGGCGATAAGCACTACAAGTGCTTCGGTCAATATTTCAGAATTTACACCCAGTAGGAGTGAACAATGGGCGAAAAAGCCAGTATTTTTCAAGGTGTGCAGGTAGGGATCGAAACGACCCCGGGTACCCCAGTAGCGGCGAATAAGAAGCTGCTGGCTACCAGCCTGGTGCCCGGCTCGCGCGTCGAGGCGGATGCGTTTCGGGCGATGGGTAATAAGTATGCCAGTTTCGTGACCCTGAACAAGGAGTGGGCGGAAGCCAATATCAGCGGGAAGTTAACATACAACGAAGTACTCTATTTGCTGGTATCGCTTTTAAGCCAGCCGACACCGGTTCAGCAGGGAGCGACGGCGGCATACAAGTGGACTTTCGTGAGCGCGACCAGCGCCGAGGATGCCGGCAAATCCCTGACGGTAGAACAGGGTGACGCGAACAGCGCCTGGCGGGCTGCTGGCGTGAGAGTCAATGGACTGACATTTACCTTCAATCGCAACGAAGTGGCAGTCTCTGGATCCGCGATTGGCGAGCCGTTGGATACGGACATCACATTGACCGCATCCCCGACAAGCCTGACGCCGCTGCCGGTGCTCCCGGCGCATCTATTGCTCTACCAGGCGGATACACAGGCAGGGCTGGCCACGGCAGATCCGATCTCGCGCGGTTTTGGCCTGGAATGGAGCCTGACGAATAAGTTTGGATTGGCATGGCCGGTTGGCGGCGATCCCGTTGCGGTCGAGACCGAACCGACGCTCGAAGCCAAGTTGAAACTGGCGTCGGATACGGTTGGCATGGGGTTCTACGCCACCATGCGCAGCGGGGCAACCAAATGGTTTCGGGTGAAGGCGACCGGAGCGCTCATCGCTGATACGTACTATCAAACCTTTCAGCTGGACTTCCCCGCACAGATCAACAACGTCGGCGATTTCAGCGACGAGGATGGTCTATACCTGCTCGAATACAACCTGGCCGGCCTCCACGATGCGACCTGGGGTAAGTCGTTCCAGATCGATGTCACGACCAACGTGCAAAACCTGTAGGAGCGGATATGGCCATTCGATTAGCTGATCTGCAAAAAGAGACACGCGCGATCGAGGTTGAAATCAGCGGAGAGAGGCTGACGGTTGAGTATCGGGTCAATGTGGTTACACCAGCCTTCCTAAATTCAAATCCGGGCCTGGTCGAACAACTGGAAGCTGCGTTGGTCAACTGGGATTTACTGGGCGAAAAAGACGATCAGCCACTACCGATCACGAAAGAAGTGCTGCAGATGATCCCGGTCACGGTGTTGAGTCGCATCCTGGAAGAGATCACCGATGATATACGCGGGCCAGGAAAAGACGAAAAAAAAGGCTGATTCGCTGGCTGAGGGCTCCGGAAGTATTCGAGCCGCCTGGCGCGGATACATTGGAGGCCCTGTCGTTGGTACGGGTAGCGCGGCATTATGGCTGTCCGGCCTGGGAGCTGGCGCGCCAGCCTGTCTATTGGCTGGATTTGGGCTTGCTGGATATGGAAATTGACGCCGCGCTTTTAGGGGCGAGAACCGCGCCCCGGTCGCCGATGAAATCTGATCGGAGTCGAGATGCCAATTAGAATCGCAAGACTGTTCGCGGAAATTGGCGCTGACCAAAGCGGACTGGATGAGGGACTGGGACAGGCCGAGACCAAGCTGAAGCAGTTTGGCCAGGCAGACCTGATCAAGGGAGGCCTGATCTTAGGGGCGCTACATAAAATCGGGCGCGGCTTTGTGGATATGGGCCGGCAGGCCGTGGGCTCGTATGCCGATTTCGAGCTGGCTGGGATGAGTCTCCAGACGCTGGTCGCGCAGGAGTTGACCGCGACCGGGGCGGCGCGCGATATGAGCCAGGCGCTGGGGATGGCCGGGGAACAGGCGCGCGGTCTGCAAGACTGGATACAGCAGCTGGCGATCAAATCGCCGTTCACGCAAACGGGCATCCGCGCGGCGTTTCAAACAGCGCTGGCCTACGGCATGACGACCAAAGAGGCACAGCGGCTGTCGAAAGCGGTGCTGGACTTTTCAGCGGGATCCGGGCGCGGGGAAGCGGCGATGAACCAGGTGGCACTGGCATTGGGACAGATCCAGGCGAAGGGCAAGCTGGCGGGGCAGGAAGTGTTGCAACTGGTCAACGCTGGAATCGGAGTAGATAATATCCTGGCGAAAGCCTTTGGCAAGACCACCGAGGAGATCGTCAACTTGCGTGAGAAGGGCCTGATTCCGGCCGATTTGGCAGTACAGGCGATTGTGGAAAGCCTTGAGAAAGATTTTGGCGGGGCGGCGGAACGGGCAGGCGGGTCGTTTTCCGGCCTGCTGAGCTCGATGAAGGATTTGAAGGAGATCGGGCTGCGGGAGTTCTTTGGGGCGACCTTCCGCGAAATCCAGCCGATGCTGCAAGATTTTGTAAGCACGCTTCAGGACCCGCGCACGCTGGATGGGCTGCGCAAGGCGGGGGAGGACCTGGCGGGAGTATTCAGGGGAATGCTGGACCTAGCGGAAAAAGCTAGACAGACCTGGGACAGCGTGGATGAGAGCAATAAACGGCTGCTGACCGGTCTGGGACTCACAGTTTTGCTGGGGCCAAAAATTATCAATTTCATGGCCGGTTTTGTCGGGTTGTTATCAAAGGCTGCCGTTGGGGTGAAGGCCTGGCAGGCAGGGATGACTCTCACGACGGCGCTGGGAGCGGCTGGGTTGTCCGGCGTTGCGATTGCAGCCGGGGCAGCCGTAGCAGCCCTGGCCAGCCTTGTGGCGGTTGGCTGGCAGTGGAACCAGCAAATCACAAAAACAAACCGTGTGGGCAAGGAGATGGTCAGCGGGGCTTGGTCGGGATTTTTCGAGGAACAGGTCAGAAGCGGGAAGAGCGCGAACGAAGTCTTGAAAGAATACCAGGCTGCGCAAGAACGGATTCGGGAGGCGACGCGTTTCAGTTTGACCGACATGCCGGCGAAGGACGCCATACCGCGATTGTTCATCAACAGCAAATCGCTGGCCGTGGATATGCAGGACCTGAACAAAGCCCTGGCAGCGGCCTCGAAAACCTTTAATGAATACACGCGGGTTGCTGCCGAGGCCGGATTAACGACCGAGCAATTCAGCCGAGCGCAATGGGAGGCTATTCAGGCGCAAGTCGAAGCGCAAAAAATGATCTTCGGCACAGAAAAGGGCATGCAGGCGTACAGCGAGCGCTGGAGCGCGCTGGCTGCATCGTTTGGAGAGGTAAATGAATCGAGTTATTTGACAGCGGCGCAGCTGTTCAACGTGCAGGAAGAGGCCTCGGGCTACCTGGGCAGCCTGGATCAGATGATCCAGAAGCAAGGTGAATTGCAGCGGGCGATGCAGTCCTGGAATGAGGGTACGGCAAACGACCTGGTCAACATGATGGGAAACAAGCTAAAAACCTCGTCGGACGAATACCGCAATGCGCTAGGGATGATCGATGAGGTTCTTGGAACGACGCACCTGAAGCAACTGGAACATAACGAAACGCTGCAAGCGCTGGTAGATGAATATGCCAAAACCGGCAATTTAGATGAATTCCGGGCTAAATTGATCGAAGTGCAGGAAGAGGGGCTGGCAAGCATGAGGCAGGAAATGGAGGAGGTCACAACCAAAGCCCAGGAGCTGTATGAGAAACTGCTCGCGCTGCCATCTGAGATCCGCATCAAGATCGGCTTTGATGTCGAGAATTACCCGGGCTTTCTGACACAGCAAACAGGCGTACAGCGCACCCGTTTTTTGCAGGGCGGGGCGGAAAACCGCGCGACGGGCGGTACAGCCTGGGCGGGCAGAGTATACCGCTGGTGGGAACGCGGCCCGGAATTCTTCATCCCGGCACAAAATGGGCGGATCGAGCCGGTGAGATCAACTGAGAGGCAATCTGTCCAGGTGACCGTGAACGCGGAAGTCAAGAGCGATATCGATATTTACAAGCTTTCGCGGCGAATCGCGACCGAAATCCGGAGGGCGAATCTATGAGCGTCGGGCTGCGCTTTACGAACGGCACATTGACGATCAACCTGAGCGACCTGACACGGGGTATTTTCGTCGAACACCGCCCAGGTAATGAGCCGAGCAGCGCGGATACCGAACTTGACGTGTATATCGCGCGCTTAACAGGCAACCGGGCGGCCAACCTGGCTACAATTCATGATCTGAACAGCTTGTTCGAGCAGGCGCGCGAGCGGATCCAAAAACCATTCCTGGCGCGGGTGTTTGTTGAGCGCGACCTGGGGGACGGCACCTGGTGGCGCAGCGAGGTGCGTGATGGCCAGATTTTATTGAGCGATACTCTGGACCGCCTGGGGCGCAGCCCGCAGATCGAAATTGCGATCAGCAGGGCAAATTTTTGGGAGGGAGCGGAAGCACAGATTCCGCTTACCAACGGCAACGGGACAAACAACACCAGCGGTCTAACGGTATATCCAATCGATGACGGCCAAAGCGGCAAAGACAATTGGGTAGATATCTCCGGGGCGTCCGTGGCGGGCGACCTGGAAGCGCCGATCCGCTTCGAGCTGACCAACACTTATAACAACAGCAACCGAACCGAGACGGTATATTTGTCCCTCAACCGCAACAGCTCGCCGGCGACATTCGCGCACATCCTGGAAGGCGAGAACTCCAACGCCGGGGGGAGCATCCTGCCTGCCACGCCGGATTATGCATCCTACAGCAATGGAAAGTACCGCGAGCTGCCGGTGTTCACGAATCAATACACCTATCAGATGTACTGGGAATTGAGCGGGGATTTCCTGGGCAAGGCGGCCGGGAACGACTTTCATGTGCTGGCCAGACTGGCCAGCACGCCTGAAAATGATACCTGGGCAAAGTTGTTTTTATCGATCGAAGGGTTGACTACCATTTATGAAAGTACGCCGATGCTGCTATCCACGTTTGCGCGCTTACAAGAGTTGGGGGTTATGCGCATCCCGCCCTACCTGTGGAGCCTGGGTGAATCGATTGCTCCGCTGCGGTTGTACGTCACGTTCTGGCGCAGCGGCGGCGGTTATAACCAGGCGATCGATTACCTGCAATTATGCCCGCTGGACGGGTATCGCAAAATCGCGCATGTGGGCTACAACATTGGCTATAATGCGCGGCTGGTGGACAATCAAATAAATGACTTGTCGTACGTTGTGTGGGGCGCCGGCGCGTATGGCTACCAGGTTATCTATGGGGACAAGATTTACCTCAAGCCGGGCGTCAATCAACGCCTGTATATCGTGGCCACAGGTGCGTCGATGGCAGTGCGAACATCGACAGTCAAGATTTGGTACCGCCCACGAAGGAAAACGCTATGAGTCTGAGCGTGCATCTGCAAAAGCGCAGTTTTGATACCTTGCTGTTTTTACCCCGCATCGAATGGCAGGTTGAACGGCTGCGCTGGAATGCAATCGGCGGGCCGGATGAGGCGACAATCCGCGCGCGCGGGCCAGAGATGGATTTGTGGGAATGCGCGGAGCTATTGCGCTGTCCGGTCGAAATTCACGACCGCAACCGCCCCGTTTGGTGGGGATACGTCGAAACGGTGAAAATCCATAAAGACAGGCTGGCGGTCAGCGTTTCGGTGGAAACGATGAGCAACCAGGTCAAGGTGACCTACACGGAGATGAATGTTGGCGGTGTATCAGGGGGCCGGGCATCGACTGCCTGGACAGGAGACGATCTCAGCCGCAGCATTTACGGCACGAAGGAAAAAGTCGTATCGCTGAGTCAGGGCAATCAAGAGCAGGCAGCCAAACGGCTGACCGCGGAGCTGGCTAAGCGCAAATATCCTATTGTGGACCTGGAGCTGCTGGCGGGCGGCGAAACCGAACAAGGCTATGCCGAGATTACCTGCAGGGGCTGGTGGCACACGCTTAAGTGGGTTTATTGGGACAATCCCAGTGGGAAAGTGGGTTACGAAGAAACGAGCGGCGCATTGCAATCACTGGGAGATCACAGCTCGCGGCAGAAGGTAGCAATGTCGTTCACGGCCGTGGGTAGCGATTGGGGCACGGAGACGATCCAATTACGCTTAAAGCGGGAGAATATGCCGGGCGACAACGTACAGGTATACCTGACAGCCAACAACGGCGGCGTACCGGGATCGAGCCTGGCCTCGGCCAGCATACCCGGCGCAAATATAGACGAAAATCTGAACTGGCATGAATTTGGTTTGTCCGCGCGCGTGCCGATGAGCAACGGCACGACTTACTGGATTGTGGTCGATCGCTCAGGGGCGATCAACGCCAGCAACTATTACCGGATGGGGGTAAACGAAGCGCTTGGTTATGCCGGCGGCATGCTGCGCGTCTGGAACGGCTCGAGCTGGGTGGCGCGGGCTCCGGACGCGGACATGAACTTCCGGGTAGGCGGCACGCAGGAAACGAGTGAACAAATTAGGGCCATCCTGGAGGATGGATCGAAAGGGCAATTTTTTACAGGCGTGGATATCGAGGCGGGAAGCGGTGTTTTTACCTCGCCGTACAGGGATGGCGATCAGACGGCGATGACGGTGCTGGAGGAACTGATGAAAAGCGGCGGCGCGGGCGGGCGGCGTTTGCTGGCAAGCGTGGATGTCTACCGGCGCGTACGAATCTATGAAGAACCGGCAGCGGGATATAAAGATCATTTCATCACCTCAGATGGGTCGATGAGCGATTTTCTAGACAAGCCGCTAGAGAAGGCGCTGTACCCGGTCGGGGTATGGGCGAGATTGAAGGATGTAATACCGGCCTCAATGGACACATCAAAGGTGGCAAGCATAGAACGTGTGTTCATCGAAGAAGTGACTTATGATGCCGAAAATGACACCGTACAGATCGGACCGCGCGGCGCAGCCCGATTGTTGGAGCTGGAATGAGCGACCTATTCCAGGATATCGTGAGCAAGATCAAGCCGTATGTGATGGGCTGGATCGGCGAGGTAAACACCGGCGCCGCAATCGGATCACATGAGCTAAGCGGCTCGTTGCACACCGGCAGTCTATCCGACGCGCAGGCGCCGCAGTTCCTCAAAATGGACGGCTCGCGGCATCTGATCGGCAACCTGGTTGTGGCGGAAGGCATTACGATCGATGGGGTGGATCTCTCTGTATTTAAAGCGGCCTACGATACCCACGCCGGGCTGGACGCAGCCACCGCGCATGGATCGGTTGGGCTGCACAGCCATCAGAACAATCCGCAGGGCGGACAGCTCGACCACGGGCTGGCGCTGACCGGTCTGTTGGACGACGACCACACCCAGTACGCTAGTGCGGACGGATCCGGGACCCGCCGGCGCGCATACGAGGCGCAGCGGCTGAACAAAACGATCACGGCCGGGGCAGGCCTGACCGGCGGCGGGTTGCTGACCGCCGACCGGACACTGGACGTCGGTCAGGGCTTCGGGGTAGTCGTCGGCGCGGATGATGTGGCGGTTGATACAGCAGCGGCGTTCACCTGGACGAACGACCACACCTTCCAGGGACTGACCAAGACCCGCCACCTGCACCCGGAACTAACCGACACCTATGACCTGGGATCCTCGACCCTCCTGTGGCGCAAGGGCTGGTTGAGTGAGCTGGACGCAATCCTGTTCGCACAGCAGACCCAGACGCTGGTGGGCGGCTGGCTCTCGGTCGGCCTGGGCGAGGGGTCGCTGCCGGAGGACGTTGCTGACACGGACACGCAGATCGATTTCGGCCAGGCCATGACAGTTGGAGATTTTGTCCTGTTCCGCGCGGCGCTCAAGGTCGAGTACATCCAGGTCGGCAGCCTGGTCAGCGGGACCATCTACAACGTCACCCGCAACCTGGACGGCAGTGGGGCGAACGACTGGCCAGCCGGGTCGGTGTACGCCATCCGGCGGAACGGTGGGGGCTGGATCGATCTCAACGCCTACGACACCCCGCGCTTGCAGATGGTGCGCCAGGGGGCGACCTACAACGCCCAGACCGAGCTGATCCGGATTGGGGATTTGAACGGCAACTGGGGCTACAGCGCCGAGAAATGGGGGCTGGCGATCGGCGAGTATGCCAGTGGCAAGCCGAACATCACCATCGACCAGGACGGCGTGCTGCGCTTTCGACTGCACACGACCGAGGTGATGAAATTCGAAGCGGGTAATGCGGATCTGACCGGGAAGCTGCGAATGCCAGGCACCAGCAGCGCGATCGCGATCGGGAGCACACCGCCGACAGCGGCTAACGCCGGGACGGGGATGTGGATCGATCGGACAGGGTTGTATTCCCTGGCGAGTGGGACGTATCAGGTCAAGATTGATGCGGTTGATGGAAGGTTGTATGCGGGTGGAGGAAACATTTATCTTGGGTCTCAAGGTGTATCTTTTATTATACCTTCGAGTTACAGCAGGGCCGCAAGTATAAACTTTCTTAATAACACAGGAACAGTAGTATCTCAAATCTTCAGCACTGGCACGGGAACAAGTACATCTTTTTTGAGATCAATAGCCGGGGGGAGCGAAGAAACGTTTTACACAACCGATGGCGGAAATATACAATTTAGCGCGCGGGGAAATCTCACAGGAAATTTTGAAGCTGAGGTTGTAGTACCAAACAACAGACTGGAATTAAAGGCATACGCAAGTTCAGGGACTAGGTATATAGCTCTTTCCACGATTTATCTTAGCGAAAGATGCGATTTGACCTTATGGTCGAATAAAGTATCGCTTGGTTATGCTTTTTATCCTACATTTGACGTGGCTAATGGGGGATACGTTACACAGTCAACCGCCATCGCCTGCCGGGCATATCGGAACACCACGCAATCCATAGCCAATAATACATGGACGGCCATCCAACTGAACGCTGAATATTTTGACGATGTGCCAAGCGGTGTCACTGAGATGCACAACAACTCAACAAACAACACCCGGATTACCTGCCGGGTTAATGGTGTATATCACATAGTTGGGAATGTGCAATGGGAGAACGACGCAACCGGCGATAGAATGACTGCCATCCGATTGAATGGCTCCACTTACGTTGGGCTGAACACGACCCGCGCCCGCGTCAGCGGGAACACGAATGTCAATGTAAGTACCGTAATTAAAATGAGTGCAGGTGATTTTGTTGAGTTGATGGCATATCAAGATCGGGGGTCATCGCTTAACGCGGTATATGATGCAAGTAACCAACACGCAACCGTTATGTCGGTTGTAAGGATTGCGTAGATTGAGGGACATATGAAACTATCCGAATTACTGCAAACAAAAAACGCCAAAGAGCAGGAGCAGCGCGTGACGCAGCTGCTTACCAGGGTGCAAAACCCAGTTATCCACCTGGCGGTCAGCCATGACCCGCTTTCCGGAGAGAGTGCTCTCCAAGTCATCGGCGGAGGTCAGGTTCCGGCCGAGGTGGTGATCCAGGTGTTAGCAGCGGCGCGGGATGCCCTGGTCAGCCAGGTAGCCGAGGCGCGGGCGAAGCAGGCGCAGAGCGAGGCTGCGAAACCATTATCAACGGCGGCGATGATCGAGCCGCCGAGTAAATTGTCTGAAGAAAAGGAGTAACGAGAAATGGCTTATCTAAACGACCGAGTATTGGATTTAGGACTGAATGTTTTGACGACCGAGGCGAACCGGCTGGACATTTGCAGCGCAGAGCCGACGACATATGCCCAGGCGACGTCGACATATTCCCTGGGTAACAAGACCAGTCCATCTATCAGCTCGCCCACCGCGCGGACGCCGAGTGGGCGTAAGGTCACCGTCGCCGCCATAACCGATGGCACTGTAACCGGCACTGCCGAAGGGCTTTATTATGCCATAGTTGACACGGTTAACTCACGACTTCTGGCGGCTAATGCGTTGGCAGCTGGTCAGGTAGTGACCAGCGGAAACACGTTTACTTTAACCGCTTTCGATATCGGCATACCTGGTCCGGCCTAACGTATGACTATCGTTCACGAGGGCTTCAGCTCGGCCGCCCCTGGCGGCGGCGCGACCACGCTGGTCATCAACGCGCCTGCGGGCGTGCAGGCGTCGAGAATCGGGATCGATATAACGCCAGGCGCGAGCTGCGCCGCACAGGCTGCAGTAGATGATTGCATCG